CTATCATCGACCCGCTGTTGCCGTAGAAGGTAAAACGGATCGTAAAATCTTTGATCGCGAAATCGTTCTTATTCTCAACAGTAAACGAACCGGTAAGTGGGTCGCCGCTGGTGCCACGGAACACGCGCTTCGTCACCGGCAGGCGTTCAAGAACCTCCCATCTGTAAACCGTGGGCTTCGCGGGCGCGGCTGGAGGTGCTGCGCTTGGCGCAGCGGCCGGAAGATGCGGCTGCGGCCCCTCACGGATCACCGCCACGACTCCCGCCAAAACGATCAGTCCCGCGATCGTCCCGAGGAAGCGTGAGAAGCTGACCATGCTTGAGGCGTCCTAGATGGCTGAGCCGCTCGTCATATCGTTCGCCGCGGACACATCGCGCGCTCAGAGCGCGATGGCAACGCTGGCGGGCCAGATCGTGGGCAACATGACCTCGATTGGCGTCGCCATGTCGGGTGGCGCGGCGAACAGCAACGGCTTCGGCGCATCGTTGCAGGGGCTGGCGAACAACGCGCAGCGCGCGGCTGCGGCCGTCGGGCGAGACGTTCGGAACATTTCGACGGCGACTGCCAATGCCGCCACGGCTGACAAGGCAACGCTGGAAGGTGTGGTCCGGGCCTTCACTGGAGCGGCCGCCGCCTCGGAGACGGCCGGCGCCGGCGTGCGCGCCAGCCTCACGGCCACGACCAGCACCATCGCCGGGGTGGCGGCGCAGATTCCGTCGCTCACCACGTTGCTCGGCGCATTCCTGGCGTTCCAGGCGGTGAAGCTGGTGTTCGAAAGCGTGAACGCGTCCATTGATCAGGCGCGGAAGCACGTCGAGGATTTCGTAAAGATCGGCAAGGACGCCGACCGGCTCGGAATCAGCACAAACTTCTTCCAGCACGCTACCCTCGACGCCAAGGCGCTCGGGCTAGAGACACAGCAGGTCATCGCGGCGCTGGAGAAGGCGCGTGATGCCTCGACCACGCGCATCGGCGAGGGGGAGCACGGCTCCAACACCTCGGCCATTTCTAACCGCCTTGAGCAGAACGTGCGGGCGGGAAACCTGACGGCTGCGGATAAGGCGACGGTCGACGCCGCGGGGACACAGGAAGCGCGGATCCGCGCGGTCCTGGGGCTGATCGACAAGCTGCGTGACCAGGGCCGAGACTTGGCCGCCTTTGATCTGGCCGGCAAATTCTTCGGTGCGGATTTCGAGAACAAGCTCCGCGAGGGTGTCGATCTGACCCGCCGCCTGCGCGAGAACCTGGACAGCAACTCGGGTACGGCAGGCGGTCAGCGAGTCATCGCCCCGGAGGAGATTGAGAAGGCTCAGCAGCTCGACACGAAGCTGACCGATATTCGCAACACCTTCGCGACGGCTTTGATCCCGATTCAGCGGGATGCGTCCGACGCGGCATTGGACATCTACAACCACTTCCTCGACTTCGAGGGCGCGCTGGGTCGCGTCGCGATCGTCGCTAGCCGCCTCTATGTCGAGTTGAGCAAGATCCCCGGCGTAATTGATGCGGCGATCCCCAGCGCGGGCCGGTTGGCCACCCTGCTGGGCGCTCCAGAGATCGGCAAGGCGCTCGGCGTTGATCAGCTCGGCCCGTCGATCAAGAAGGCCTTCAACGACGCCGCGCGGTCGGCCGGCGTCGGCGATGCGCTCGGTATTCCGCGCGTGGGCGAGACGCAGCAGCAGGCCGACGACCGCAATGGGCTCAGCGCCGCGAGGGATCTACTCCGAGAGCGCCTAAAGCAGCCTGGCGCAGTGTCGTCAGCGGTCGAAGCCAGCAACCGCCTGGATTTCCGACCGCGCCCGCCGGCCTCGCGCGACAATTCGAGGGTGCTGCCCTCGCTCAATCCGCGCCAGCCGCGCGGCCGGGAACGGGAAGAGACCGACCCGATCGAGACCTTCATCAACGGTCTGCAGAAATCCGCCGCAGCCGCGAAGGCCGAGGCCGACAATTTCGCCAAGTCGAACGCAGAGAAGCGCGTCGCAATCGAGTTAGCCAAGGCTCAGGAGATCGCGAGCCAGAATGGCAAGACGCTTACGGATGCTCAGACGGAGGCAATTCGCAAAGCGGCTAACGAAATCGGGAGCTACAAGGACAAGCTGGCCGATTTGGAGCAGCAACAGCGGCAGGCGGCCGAGGCGGCAAGGTTCTTTTCCTCGCAACTGTCGGATGGACTGGCCGACGCCATCGTGAACGGCAAGTCTCTCGGCTCGGTCTTCACCGACTTGACGAAGCAGCTGGAGCGCTCGGTGCTGACTGGCCTGCTGACCGGCACTGGTCCGCTCGCGGGGCTGCTCGGCACCGCGCCGTTGGCCAGCGCCGGTAATAATGCGACGGGGGGGCTGCTTGGCTCCGCTTTCGGAGGGCTTCTGAGCCGTAGCGGCGGTGGAAGCGCGGGTGTGCTTCAAGGGCCAACGCAGTCAGGTGCCACTCTCGATACGGCGGGTGGCGGGATCTTCAGCTTTTTCTCTAGCCTGTTCCGGGCGAACGGCGGCCCGGTCGCCGCCGGTCAACCCTACACTGTGGGCGAAATGGGCCGCGAGCTGTTCGTCCCGAACGCAGACGGAAGGGTGATGCCGATCGCGGCGGGGGCTGGTGGCTACGGCGGAACGCAGGTCACGGTCGGTGGCGACAACATCAACATCACGTCCGCCCAAGGGGTAACGCCGGCGCAGATGGTCTCCGCACTCGCTCAGCGCGATCAGCAGTTCCGGCGCAACATCAACGGCATCGTGGCGGACGGCCAGCGCCGGTATCAGCGGGCCTGATCGGCCCTCATTACGGGACATCGCCATGACGACGAACCGAAGGGGTCTTTTCGGGATGCTGGCGGCTGCGCCGGTCGCGTTAGGGGCTGTCTTGGCCGGCGCTGAGGCAGTGCCTGCGAGGCACGGTGTTCTCGGCCGTGGCGTTATTAAGTGGCCTGAGCCGCTGCCGTACACCGGCCCGTTCTATCGCGGAGTCATCCATTGCGACGGCGATGCTCTCACCTCGGCTCTGCAACGCTGGGCTGGCGTGGGACTCGACGATGTGCCGTCGTGGGATGCCCCGGCCTTTCCAGCGAGCCAGCAGGGCTGACCAGTGGGCATCTTCGACGCTGCCGGCGCGGCGGCCCTGCGCGGCGACACGATCACGGCTGAGATCCTGGCGTTCTTCGACTTCAAGACCAGCCCTCAGCGCGTGCACGCCGGCTTCGGCCCGCTCTTGGCCGGCGGCTTCGTCTGGCAGGGCATGGGCGGCCTCGGCACGGTCTCGGACATCGAGAGCGCGGTCGGCGGCATCGCCCCGGTGGTCACCTTCACCCTGGCCGGAACCGGGCCCGAGATCGCCAACGACGTGGTGAACGCCAAGACAGAGGTGAAGGGGCGGGACTGCATCGTCTACCTGCAGATCTACGGTCCCGGCCTCGTCCCGCTCGGCGGCCTCTACACCCTCTACCGTGGCGTGATGGACCGGCTGGTTCACACGGCCGCGGATGCGAACACCTGGACCGCGCAGCTCACGGTCGAGACCAAATTCTCGCGCCGCGGCCTGCCGCCGTTCGGCAACCTCACGAACGCCGATCAGCAGCGCCGCTACCTGGGCGACAACGGGCTGTTCGACATCCCGCAGATGATCAATCGGAGACGGCCTTGGAATCCCGAGATCCCGGAAAGCACGAGCGCTTGACCGCCTTCCTGCGCGCCGGCGCCCGGGCGACGTTCGTCTGGGGCGAGATCGATTGCTCGCTGTTCATGGCCGACTGGTGCCGGAAGATGCGCGGCGTCGACCCGGCGGCGAGCCTGCGCGGGCGCTACCGGACGGCACTCGGCGCGATGCGGCACGTCCGGCGCCTCGGAGGGTTCGAGGCCATGGCGCGCTCGCTCATGGCCGGTTGCGGGTTCGCGACGACCGACGCGCCCCGGCCGGGCGACGTCGGCTTAGTGACGCATCCGGTGGTCGGCCCAGTCTTCGCGATCCGGTGCGCCCTCGGTTGGGCGGTGAAGAGCCCCGAAGGCGTGGCGGTCGACGAATATCCCGTCACCGTGGCCTGGAGCGTCTGATGCCGGCGGCGATCGGCGCGGCCGTCATCGGCGGCGAGATCGGCCTCGGCGGCCTTGCGGGGGCGTCCCTGTTCGGCATCGGGGCTGAAACTCTCGTTGGCTACGGCGTGCTCGGTATCGGCATAACCGGCCTCCAGTACGTCGCGCAGGCCCTGCAGGGCGGCGAGAAGAAGAACGACGCGCAGGTCACCGTTCGTCAGCCGGTTGCACCGCGTAGCCGGGTGCTCGGCCAGGCGATCATGGGCGGCGTGATCTTCGCCTTCGACACGATGAAGTACGACAACCCGGACTACGACAAGGCCAAGATCCTGTATCGCGGGGCTATCCACTGCGTCGGACCGGTCACGATCCTCCAGTATTTCCTAGGCGACATCAAAACGAGCCTGCCGAGTGGCCCAGGCGGCATCGTTCCGGACAGTGCCTACCAGGGCAAGGTTGTGATTGAGGGGTTCAGCGGGGCCGAGGATCAGCCCGTCTCAGCGTCGCTCATGCATCTTCCCTACTGGAACGACAGCATGCGGCTGAAGGGGCTCTGTTATAGCGTCGTCGTCGCCACGCCGCTGAAGAAGGGCACCGAGGTCTTTCCGGAGGGCGCGCCGGACGTCCGGCTGCTGGTGGCCGGCGCGCCGTCCTACGACCCTCGCACCGGTGGCTACGCCTACACCGACAACGCCGCGATCCTCCTGCTCGACTACCTGATGCATGACAGCGGCTACGGACTGGCCCTGTCCGAGATCAACCTTCAGAGCTTCAGCGATCTGGCGAACGTCTGCGATCAGCCCGTGGCGCTGATCGCCCCGGATCCGAACGGCGCCACCTCCGAGCCGCGCTACCGGTCCTGGGGCAGCTACAACTATTCCGAGCAGCGCGCCGACGTGCTCGCCCGCCTTCTCGCGGCCTGCGACGGCGAGATCTACCCAGACAAGGATGGCTTGGTGGCGGTCCGCGGCGGCCGCTGGCAGGCTCCGACCTTCACCATCGACGAGAGCATGATCCTCGGCTGGGAGCAATTCGAGGAGGGCGACGAGGCCTACGCGACGTTCACCCGGATCAAGCACACATACACCTCGCCCTGGCACGACTATCAGCCGACCGAGGGCGACCCGTGGGACGATCTCACGTCCCAGGCTACCCAAGGCGTGATCGAGACCGAGAAGAGCTTCGTCCGCGCGCCGTCGCACAGCCAGTCCCGGCGGCTCGCCAAGATCGCGATGGCCAAGGGCAACGCGCGGTTCCGGCTCACCGGCCTCCGGCTCTCGCCCGCCGGCCTGCCGGCCTACGGCGAGCCGACCGTCCGCCTGGTGCTGCCGTCCTTCGGCATCGACACGACGTTCGCGATCATGCGCGGCACCCTGGCGATGGCCGGCAACGCGCTGACCAGCGTCAAGCTCGACCTCATCTCGCTCGATGCCTCGGCCTACGCCTGGGATCCGGCGGAGGAAGGCCAGCGCCCGCCGCTGCCCGACACGTACAACTGAGGCCGGCATGGCAGATCCGCTACCCTGGCCGAGCGTGCTGATGCCGTCCTCGGAGGACTGGTCGTTGCGCGGAGGCACGCGCTCCGGTGGCCAGACCTTCCAGGGCAATGAGCAGATCATCGCCTCGCCCACGGCGCGCTGGAAAGCGACGTTGTCGATCCCCTGCTTCAAGAAGGCCCAGATCTTAGCGATGCGCCGCGTCATCGCGATGGGCCGATCCCAGCGCTGGTTCGTCGGCCCCTACGAGCGGGGGCGGGCTCCTTGGCCGAATGACCCTATCGTCGGGGGCACCATCACGGACCGGACGCCAGGAGCCCCGCAGCCTGCCCTGCAATTCGCTTTGTCCGAGGCAGCGCTCCTGAATGCGGTGCAGATCGCCATCCAACGAAATGCTGGGAATTTCCTATCCCCCGGCATGCTGCTTTCGATTGGCGGTTGGATGCATGTGCTCGCCGATCTGGTGACGGCCGATCCTGTCGCGCCGGGTTCGGGACAGGCTGCCCCCGGCGCCATCGCGCTGACGATCCGACCCTGGACGCGGGTCGCTTACGCCGCTGGCACGCCGGTCGAGTTCGCCTCGCCCGTCACCGTGATGCGGCTCGCCTCTGACGACACCGGGGCAATGGAGCTTCAGCTCTCCCGGTACGGCACCGTGACGCTCGACCTCGTCGAAGCCCTCTGACCCACCCCAGTATCGCGAGATCGGCATGGCTCTCCTGCATCCCGCCGTCGGCTTGCCGGCGGATCAGAATGTTGCGCGCATCAGCGCCGCAATTGATCAGGTCTCGACGAATACCGCTCAACTCTCGGACCTGCAGGCGAGCGTTTCGGCCAACACGATCGCTGTCGCTACGGCGGGATCCCGGATCACTGCGCTCGTCAACAGCACCAATGCCACCTTCGCCGGCATCAACAACACCTTCACCGGCATCAACGCGCGGCTCGACGCCTATGGTAACAACCTCGCTGGGCTGAACAGCGACGTTACCCGGGTTGTTACCCAGACGGTGCCGGCGTTGGCGGCCTCGACGAGCGCGAGCATTCAGGCTGCCGCAAAGACTGCTGCCGACAACCTCTCCGCGGCAGTTGCCGACTTCCTGAAGCGCCTCGCCGACGAGGTCGCCGCACGCAACGCCGCGATCGCGAAGGCGAAGCTGCACCCCGGCGCGGCGCCCTTCGCCTTCACGTCGGCCGTGTTCGCGCAGGACGATGACCCCTCAGCCGTGGATGGCGATCGCGCGTTCAACCTCAACGGTGACGTGATCAGGGTTTCGGGTGCCACCACCCTCGGCCCGCGCGCAAGGGTTACGATGGAGTCCGGCCGGCTCTATCGCGAGCGCTTCGCCTTCACGCGCAGCGCCGACGCTCCGGATCCGAGCAACCATGCGGTGCGCCTCGCCGTGGCGTGGTTCGACCAGTCGGGGGCGCTGATCTCGCGCAGCCTGGTCAGCACCACCGCCAAGACGTTCCTCGCATTGCGCACCGCCGACGGCCGGCAGGAGTTCGCCTTCACGGTCGGGCGTCGGTGCCCGTCGGCGGATCTGAAGGCGCCGCCTGGAGCCGTATCGTATCGCCCCTACCTGCAGACTTACGGCGATCTCGCGACCACCGACGTGGAGACCATCAGCCACTCGGACGTGACGGACGCGCCGATCCTGCCGGCCATCACGCAGGATGTCGTGCAGCGGCTGACGGCGCAGGAGGACATCGGCGCGGGCCCACGGCTCGCCGCAATCGAGCAGGATCTGCAGTCGCCGGTCTCGCGCACCTACGCCATCCTGGCGGTGGCGAAGGCCGACACCATCCCGCCGACGGTGTCGACCCTGGAGATCCGCGGCGGCGCTCAGCCCGGCGATGGCACCCGGCTGACCTATCGCCGGACAAGCCCGGCCCAGGCCCAGGCCTCCTCGGACTATTTCCGGTCCGCGGACGGCGCCTACTGGGCGCGGGTCGATGGCCAGGTGAAGGCGACCGATCTCGGCCAGGACGTCCGCGAGTTCGTCTACTCTCGGGCTCCCGGCACCTTCGCTCTGTCGGATCGCGACGGGACGCTCGCGACTCCCTTCCTCGGGCGGATGCGGCAGCTCGCCCGCTACTTCGGCGATCTCTACTCGGTTTCGGGCGGCTCCAGCGACGACACCAGTGGCGTGATCAGCGAGATCACTGCCGCGCGCCAGGATGGGCGCTGCCTGCACATGCCCGAAGGGGAGACGATCCGAGTCACCGACACGATCCCGGCGCGTGGCCTCCTGAAGATCCGAGGCACGGGCTGTGACCCGTTGACCGGCAAGGGCGACATCCTGTTCATGGATCACGCGATGAAGGGCATCGCGGCTTCGCCGGAAGACGGCTTCGGCTTGGCCTCCTGCTATCTCTCGGGGTTCGGGATCCTGCGCCCGCAGAATCCAGTGGTCGCCGGGCAGGCATGGGGACCGATCGACGCCGATTTCGATCTCGACATGACCAGCATGACGCTGATCATGGACGACGTCTTCCCGCTGTGCTCGACTCGCTTCCTTCGGCTGTCAGCGGGGTTCGGTAACCAGACCAAGATCGGCCGAATCCTCGGCACGGCCTTCAAGG